TGTGTACCAGTCTATATTGTGTTGAGCTTGTGTAACTACATATAGTCTATAACTTGCAGCAGCAGTGTTTGCAGGTATAGTATATTGTGTATTTATAGCTACCCAACTAGTATCTAGGCTAGAACTTCCAGAGGACGCTAATTCCGTTCCTGATGAATCTGTAATATTAATTTCTACTGTTCCTGAAGCAGATGCTCCTCTATGTTCACATTGAACTGTAATATGTTGTGGGTTTACACTAATAGGAATGGTAGGGGAATTCCAATAAAATCCTTCTCCTGCCGCTGAGTTATCTGGGTTTACTAGTAGTGAAGCAGCTCCTTCAGACTGTTGGGCTGTACTTCTAGATGCTGCTGAACCCGTTACTACAAATTCTGTAATAGTACTTCCTTCTACACCAGGATTCAAAACCCAGTTAGTTGCTTTCTCACCACCGCTTGCTACTATACTATATACATCTTCTGCAGTTGTACTAGCAGCATTTGATATTGCTACATATCTATTATATGGATGAACCGATTGTCTAGTAGAACTATCTATGTCCCACTCTCTATAATCCGTATGTCTTTCGTTAGCCATTTATATATTCTCCTGTTTATTTAAAATTTATGATAGCTATAAAACTACCCATTACAGCTGAGGTATGTACAACTAATATCCCTATTGCTAAAAGAATACTTTTCATTCCGTACATTTTGTTACGCCATTCAGATATATTATCGACTTGGGTTTCAACCTTCTCTAGGCTTAGGGAAAGTTTTTCGTTAAGGGCGTTCTGACTTGAAATATAAGAATCTAATCGTTCCATATAAACAGCTAAATTCAGTTGTGTGTCCTTAGTGGCCACTTATTAGTCCTCACAAAATATACTATTTTTATAAATAAGCAGGGGTGCCGGTTAGAGTAGCACCCCCACTTGGGATTGAACTAAACTTTATGAGTTTAGGTCAGCTATTTTTGCTTGTACAAAAATGTTCTTACATCGCATCTCAGCCATAGTGTAGAGTAATCCTCTAACAACTAGTGCATTCGCTGCAAAGTAATCTCTGTTCTCTACGTACTGCGTAGGTTGAGCAACAGCGATTTCTATGTAATCAGTATCCAAAACGTAAACGTTTGAACCAAGAACTGCATCAGCTGTTGATACAGACTTAGCAACGTCAGCGTCTGGAAGAATTGGAATACCTTGGTAAGTAGCTAGTACTAGTCCAGTTCTTGTACCTGGATAAGTTCTTTCAGCACCTACACCAACCTGGTATTCTTCTTGTCCTAAGTATCTTTGGTTACTATTAAGCAATCTTTCTAAGTTGAAGTATTGGTCGTGACCCAAAAGGATTAGTTTTGGTTCTCCACCATTTGTTCTAATTTTCTGTATTGCGGTATCTAGTAAGTTTAGACTTAGAGCTCGTCCTGTTCCTGAGTTATAAGAAACAGAAGCAGCTGCGTTCCATTGACCAGCAGTTCTACCACCTAATGTTAGGTCGTATGCTCGTACTCTTGAGCTTGTACCACCACCAATAGCAGAACCATCTTCGGCAACAACATCATCAATTGATGTCATACCAGCTCTTGAGTAGATGAATGCTACGTCTGAGTTGGCAAATGTAGTACCTGAAGCAACTGTAACAACACCGGTTGAGGTGTTTACAGCAGAAACAACGGAACCAGAGGTTCTGTCAAATCCACCTGCTGAGTTGTCATGTTGTGATACTGCATCACCAATCTTAAAGTGTTTAGCAATAGCTGCCGGAACTGTAAAGGTTGTTGTTGCACCAGCTGAACATAAGTATCCTGAACCAGCTAGAAGCTCTTCGTTTATTTCTTTAATGTGATCTAACTGAGCATTTTCGTTTTCCAAAGCTAGAACATCACCAACACCACCTTCTAGTTGTGCAGTAAAGACTGACTTTACTGAAGCACCGAATGTAGTTGAAACTATTCTAGGTAAACTAGATACTGTTTCAATGTTGGAAACGTCTACTGTTGGCAAACTTCCAGTTTCAGTTACTGGTCTTGAACGGCTAGAACCTCGATCAGTTCTTACCCTCCAACCAGCTGTGTTACCCCAGACCACTCTAGGGACGGCGTTGAAGAATCTGGTCTGGTTGTTTAGAGCCTGCCAGACTTTTCTACCGTATGTTGTGTTGAATATTCCTGTAGCAGTGTCAACTGTAAAGTAGGATTGTTTCTGTAGGTATTCAGGACCGAATACAGACTGATACAAACCTCGTTGAGACTGTGCCAGATATTCCGATAAACTTGGGTTAGCCATGTTTTTTATCTCCTATAGTTTGTTTTATTTATCCTAATAGCTCTCTAGGAATACCATCGGTGTTTCCAGAGTCTATTTGATGTTGCATTCTTCTTAATTCAGAATAAGAGAGTTCAGCAAGTTGAGCTGGTGTGTCCATAGTAGCTGCTTTTTGAATTGGTGTAGTACTATCTACTCCCAAACCATTCATTACTTTTGGAGCTTGTAATCCAGTTTCCTCTCTGAAACCCATTTTCCTTAGTCTGTCTTCGGACTCAGCTTGAACTGCTTTCTGCATACCAGCCTCTGTTTCAGCAATTTGCTTCTTCAAAGAGTCTAGTTGCTTCTGCATTTTGTCCATATCATCCTCGTCCTCGTCGTCCATTCCCTTCTCTTCTACAGGTTCATCTGATGCTTCGTCTTCATCATCACCCTTATACATTCCCTTCTTCTCTTCTTCTTCATCATCATCACCGTCTTTGTCGATGTCTTCTTCGTCATCGTCATTTATATCAGCGGCTTGAATTGTGTTTTGCTGATCTTCTATTTTTGAAGATATATTAGCAGCTGTTTCTGAGTCATCAGAATTTTGTGGGGTTCCCCCGGATGCTTTTGCCTTGCGTTCACCACCACTTGCGTCGGAACCAGCATAGCTGTCTCCTTCAGCGGTTTTCAGCATTGCAACAACTTCTGAAGCGACTGATTTCACGAGGTCTGATTGGGCTTTTGCCACTTCCTCCTCGTTTCTTTTTGCCTCTTCATCTTCCTCTTCCTTAGCCAATCTTAAGTCCATTTTTTGTAGGACCTCGGCTACAGCAGCAAGAGCAAGGTTGGTACCCTCCATCTGCTTCTCAATTTTGTCTGAGATTTCTGCCATAGTATTTTACCTCCTATGCCTTGTTTAGGTTGTTTCCATTTGCATAAAAGGTTGGTCTAAGCCACCTCCGACCTTTTTCGGAATGAAAATATAACGTTATAAATAAACGTTACTTCATTATACTATGAAAATCGAAAAATCCTACTAAGGGATATAAAAATATATTATAGATAATATAACTTATTCGGAATTAGGTACTCCTTTAGAGTCTAATTGAATCATTTCATTACGAAAATCATAAAGGGGAACCTGTAAAAGTTTCTTTAGTTTATCACATTGATTGCCTTCAGGTAGAGATGCCTCTACTAGGTCTAATATTTTCCCAACCATTTTAGAATGGCGTGCTATTATATATTCTTGTGTTTGTGTTATTTTGCTTATGTCCATGTTCTTTTCTCCTATGTGAAGGTAAATTTGGCTTCCAAATTAAACCCCATTGATTTTAGTAGCTTTTTATGTAATGGTGATAGTCCTCCCAGAACCTCACTCAACGCCCGATCTATCCAAGGATTTCCTTCACGAGCTTGATCTGTTGTATACCAACCTCTTGGGGAGCCCTCCCACTTAACAATTCGCTTTTTTCCAAAATTCCTTCCTCTTGGGTAGGATACAGGTCTCGAAGATTTACCTTTATATTCCCCACGACCAATTGGGTTTTTGTAAGTTCGGTCATGATCTTTAGGAGTTTGTATATAATCACTCTCTATTCCTGACCCATGATATACCTCTGATGCATAGGGGGCCGAATAGGATATTGTGAAATCTGTGGAGCTTACACTAACAGTCCCGGATTTCTTTAAGTTTCCAGACGATCCCTCCGGTGCTAATTCCTGTGCCTTGTCAAAAACCTGATTAGCAAACGCCGACAAAGTTATTTTAATTAGATTGTCGAAGGCTTTGTTCGATTGTTGTTTCTTCCTACGCATAAGTTATTATACTTGCTCAACAGATAAATCTGACCATTTTTCAGGAATTTTATCAATAAACTTTCTTTTAGAATTATCATATCTATTTAAATAAATAACATCTTTACCCACATACCCATACTGAGGATGCCAATATGTAACTAATTGTTTTGGCTTAGTTGCAGCATGAAGTCTTTGTAGTGCAAATTCATCTGGACCTTTCATAGTACCACAAATATGTAACTCTCCGGTTCCTATGTCTATCTCATCTATCCGATGGAAGTGACCAATCATTACACTATCAAACTCTATTTCTGAATCATCATCCATAGCATCTTCAATTTCTCTTTGTAATGCTTTCCTATATTGGAAGACACTCCTAAGTTTAGCTACAGCACCAGTAATTGAACCACTGCTTCCAGCACCTGAAATGGAGTCTCCATGCATTATAAGAACTACCTTATCATGTACTTTGAAAGTTGTTAGGAAACTTCTTGGAATATGAAATTTTAAATTATCTTGGTTATTGCAAAATGTGGCCACCCATTGATATAGCATGTAATCCCAATCCATATACTTATCTTTCATAGGCGGTTTTCTAGTCATTCTACCATGATTACCCACAACACAGGGAACTGTTATCTTTGTAAAATGTGGTGCGATGTACATCAATGCCTGACCAATAATACTAGCTCCCCTAATCATTTGTTCCATACAGTTAGCCATATTAGACCTAGCTAACTCTTCATGTATATCTCCACTAATCATATCTCCCAACATAGGAATAATTAATTCATCTATAGGAGCAATCTTTCTTCGATAAGCTGCGTGCTTAATTATTTGATTAGCCCATCCATACATACGTTTATTAAAGATATCTAAATTGTATTCATTTAGATTCCGCATCTGTTCTTTGTAAACCTGCTCCCCAACATGTGTGTCTGACAATGGGGCTACCATAATTTGTTTTTGATGACCGAAAGGAGTTTTATCTGAATTATGTAACTGTTTTAAAGGAACTGAGGGAAATGCTTTAGTATATTCTTGAATAGTTTGAATAATGAGTTCTTTTTTTGTGTTATCCTTTAAAGAAGCCCTATATAACTTCTTATAAAAGTTAGTCTCACTCTTATGGGTTTGAACCTTTTTATCTAGTTTGACTCTCTCTGCTAAATTATCTTCGGGATGTAAGACCTGCTCTTCGTTGGCTTCCCAAACTTCGCTGTCGTGCCAACGTTGTATTGTTGTCCGATGAACATCTGTCCCGTACTCTTCGTTCATCCACTTCACTATCGAAGTCCACGTTGCTCCCAACCCCCTTCTTCTTATTATCTCTAATTTTGCCTGCTCTGGAATCATAATTTCTCCTAATCTTTACTACTAATATTTTGCCGCACGTAAAGCACTGCAAATCTTTATCTTCATTGCTATACATAGATCCATTACACTTAGGACATAGTTTAGCATATAATACATTATTTTTCAAATTACTATTTGAAAGGCGTTTCTTCAGCCTCCTCCTCTAGTTCAGCGATTCTTCCCTTATTTTTATCTTTATAACCCCCTGTAACTAGTGGTCCTTTCTCAGGACCTGATCCATAAGCTAGTTGAACACTCAACCCTGCAGGAGCAACATCTCCAGCGTTCCCCTTCTCATCAGGCTTTTCATCTTTTATGTCCTCAGAATCATCCAGATTTCTGATCTTTTTTTCCATGTCTTTTTGTTCTATGTCAGCCTTATCATCAGGCTTTGAATCAAATTCAACGGGGTTCCGTAATCCATCTGTTTGTTTAGTTTGATCATTTATTCCTGTTGGGCTTGTTTGTTGTCTAAACTTCACATCATCTTTTTGAAGTTCTTTACGGACCCAATCTATTAGTTCTAAAGTAGCGGGAACCAAACTCTTTTGCATTTTTCTTTCCGGAGACTGATCGTTAAGAAAAGCCCCCAATCTCTCAATCCCAGTTTTCTTTTTCTTTTTCTTTTTTTTGCGTTCTGCCCGACTCCCATATGTGGGTGTGAATACACCCGTGTCCTGTGAAGTGAAGACAGTTCCACCCCCTTCTCCAAAACCCCCGCCATCACCCTCTTTACGAATGCTTTTGTTGGAATGACTTTTAGTTTGGTCCTTCTTTTTATAAGAGTCGTCTTGACCTCTAGGATTTGTAATCCATGATTTTGAGAATTTGAATTTAGAAAGTGGCATAATATTCTCCTAATACTTATTCTGCATCATCAGATATATTTATTACGTTTTCTGTAGGTTTAGTTGCTTTTGGTTTTTCTTGCTTATTTCTACTAAATCTTGTTGGATCACCGAACATGGCTTTCTCTACAGACGTAATACCATTGGGAGATAGTTGGGCTATATAATCTATATTTTTTTCTGAGAACCACATTTGACTTAAGTCCGGAGACACTTCTTTTATAAGTGGAGCCCCAAAACCTTTCTCGTTTAAAGATTCAATCCATGTTTTCGATAATGTTAATTCATTCTTATTCGCTCTAGCCTCGGCATACTCATCTATATCACGTTCTTCATCAGGGTGTTTATCAGACCAATCAGGTGTTACTCCACCGGTTCTTCCCTTGAATTTCCGCTGTGATGGTGGCTTGTAAGCTTTTTCCATGGCTTGTATACCTAGAGCTTCCACAGGATCCGCCTCAGCATCACCCTCTTCTCCTTCTACTTGTTCCATGGCTGCCTCTTGGGCTGCTTGTTCGGCTGCTTGTTCGGCTTCTTGTTGTTGTTGCTGCTCTTCCATTTCCACTTGTTTTTTCTGTTGTTCTAAGCCCATAAGCTGCTGTTCTCCCTGCATCTTGGCTGTAGGAACCGGTTCTCCACTAACTATAAATTCAGCTTCAAATAGTTCAACATCTTGTTCTTTTAATTTTACATCAAACCCTAATCCAGCAAATTGATTAACAATAGCAATTTTTTGTTGTGCAAAGGACAGTCTAGTATTCTCTGCTTTCTCTTCTGGTTGCGGAAGCTTTATTTCATAATCAGTAATTCCAAATGCGTCTAATAATTGAGGAAACACCTTCTCATGAAATAACCTTTGGTCTCCTTCAACTACACGACTCATAACAACTAATTGTTGAGTTTGTTGTGACATTCCACCGAAAGCTTCAGGAGCCCCCTGCCACGCTGGGGTAACACCCCACATAGCTGCGACTCTTTCTCTAATTTCGTCTCTAATTGGAAGATAGTCCATTTCTTGAAGTGTATGAAATAGTCTTACCATGTCTACTCTCCCTCTTTGGTTACGTGCTGATACAGCAACCATGGGGATATAGTTGGGATCCATTCGTGTTTGGGCTGCAATATGCTCTCGTTCTCTACGTAAACTTTCTGGATCATCCGTAGTGACAAGTAACATACTTGCAGGCATTTTTCTTTCAAAGAAATATCGATATAAATTCTTATCCATACCCACTAAGGTTAAAGCCTTTTCAAATATAGTAAGAATGGGTGACCATCCATATGTTTCTGAAGGAGCAAATTTAGATAGGTGTATAATTTCCCCATCAGTAAAATACATGTGTTGAGTTCTGTGATAATACTTATACATTGCCGCATGTAGCTTAATATTACAATCATCTCGTTCACAAGTTCCAGCAGCTTCTTGTATTACCTCTCTATGAATTGGGCAAATAAAATGGGAGTTTTTAGGTAAGCCCGCTTGATCTAAGTCAAACTCAATCAAGGCGGGGTTCAAACGCCTAATTTCCAGCATTTTAGATCTAACTTGTCCATCCCCCATGTCTTTATATTCTTTTGCTAAATATAAAAACCCATCATCAAGACTGTTTACATCAAAGTGGAATTGCCTCAAGACTTCTTCCATACTCTGATCAAATACATTACAATCTTTCAACCATTTAGTTATGGTTTTTCGTTGTTCCACATCAGGGTTTTCTATTTTAGGGACAATTTCCAACCCTCTTCTAAATACTTCACCAGTTATATGATTTAAAGGTCCTCGTATTTCCTCAACAGATAAGCATACTGTTTGTAAATCTTGTACTAACTGCTGCCTGTACGCCATTTGATGACGTACCCATGTGTTAACTACATGGTCTAACCCCACAGTAGGAGCAGACCCGGTGTCCCCAGCAGACTTCATTATATCCAGTAAACTTATTTGCTTATTCAAATCAGCCATTTGTTGCTGCATTTGAGGAACTTGAGGTATATATTCAGATAATTTCATTCTTAATCCCTACTTAGTTTAGTCATATCCTGCATGGATACTAACTTTAATATATTATCCAT